CCTATAGTGCCTTGCTTATCCTTTCTCGTCTTCTTGTCCCTTGTTTCGCTTATGAAGTTATCCCTGTTCTCGATGACAGTCTGTCTGTTGTTCTCGTCAAACGCCTTATTGAAGGTGTTTAACTGATGCTCAAATGCCTTGAACAGAGTGTAGATATCTTCAAGGGTAGCGGAATCCAAGTCGGAAAGCCTGTCGGTGTCAGCCACATCTGCCTTGAGTTCCTCGATGATCTCGATAATGTCGGGGTCTATCTCAAAGCCACTCTCCGCTATAGGGGAGTCTTCCTTCGACATATCTGCCAGACGCTTCCTTAACTCATCCAAGTAACGATATCTCTTGGTTGGTTCTCCATGTCTTCCTGTCCATCTCACCATGTTTGGAGTAGTAAAGTCAAACATCGAAAGGACATTGGATACTAACGGAGCATAGCCGTCAGGAAGGTGTTTGGTGTCTTTAGGTGTATCCAGTTTCTCAAGCAGTCTCTTGTGTATTCTCGCTATCTGTGCGATCCTACGCTTCTTTTCGGCATTCTCTCTGGTCTCTTCCTTGAAGTCCTTGTTTCTCTGCTTGAGGTATGAGATTTTTGTCTCATATCTCTCCGCCTGTTTAGCAAGTGCCCTTTCTCGGGATGCGAGTGCTTCTTCTCTTGCTTTCGCCACAGCCCTTACCTTTTCCTCGTACTTTTTATCAGCGAAGGTCTTCTTGGTCTGTAAGCCGTATGCGGTCTCCATGATGTCGGATGCAATATCCGATACATATTCCTTCCACTCGGGAGTAGACTCGGTAATGGTCTCCACGGTATACATGGGGTTATCAAGCACATCCCCTATGTGGCGAAGCATATCCACAAGAACATCTGTGTTTTCCCCGCCCTCTTTATTATTGGCTTTATAATATTCATCGGGGAAAGCAGTCGGGAACAGTTCCTGAAGTCTCGGATAGATATACTTGTCGAGGTTGCTCACTTCTCCTTTTTTGAGTTTCAGCCTGAAAGCATTCTTTTTACGGAACGAAGCGAGGTCATCCATATTCTTCTCGATATACGGTGAGATGATGATCTCGTTGTCCTTTAAGAACTCTCTTATTTCCTTCTGCTGTTCCATGCCTTCGTCATGGATAATGGCAATACCATCCACAACTTGTTTTGCCGTTTCTAATGCTATCTGGGATGCCTCGTCAAATGCATCCAAGCCCTTCTCCTTATACAGTCTGTGTATCTTGCTGAATGCGTCTACAACATCGTCCTGTATAGTAAGGTTGCTGTCGTGCCTCTTAAGAAGTCTGCCCGCCTGTATCCTCGTCTGCTTCGGGTCTGCGGTCTTAAGGTCTGTTCTCTTAAACTCGCTCTTAAGGTCTGCCACCTTCTCTTCCAGTTTCGCAATGGTTGTCTGGTATTCTTTCGGAGTCGGTGCGTTTTCGTCTTCTTCGGAGACAGAGAATTTTCCGTTATAATCTCTCGATACTTTGTTGGCATATCTCTCAAAGGACACTACATCGGCATTGCTCATAAGGGTCTCAAGTGCCGAATTGACCTCTTTAAAGGCGTTGGCTTTACTGCCAACTTCAACATTGATTCCGAGTATGTTCCTGATGGCTTCGATGACTCTTGCAAATACATTCTTTGCCTTGAGTTTTGCCCTAAATGTAGGGTTGGCTAATTCAGCCACCATCTCTTCAGCACCCTTTGAAACTCCATACTCGCCTTTGAACGAAGGGTCATTCTTTATCTGCCAGAACACATCTTCAATTACATCGCAAGCATCTTGTATGTTTTTCGGCATTGTGTAGTTGTTTCTGTTACGCAACGCATAGACGGTTACGGTGTGTATACTCTCGTGGAGTATTGTTGAAGCCTTCTGCTGATCCGTGTATCCTTCCGAATTGAGGTACTTCATATTAAGGTGGACTGTCCTACCGCCCGCCTGTCCAAGAGTACCGCCTTGACCATGCTTGAAGCCCTCTATATTGGCAACGCCTTGGAATTTTACATCGAAGTTTTTGTCAATACAGTCAAAGACTTTCTTCCCAAGTTCCTCAAGTTCCTTGTCAGTATTGAGTTCGTTGAAGAGTTTACGCATCTCCGTTGGCGTGTAATCTCTCTTCTCGATTCCAACATTTCTGCCATGAGCCTTGCCCGCCATTATCTCCTCGATTCTGTTTTCGATGAGTTTGTTAAACTTCATCTTCCCAGAACGATTAGCCTTTTTCCATTGAGAATTATATTCATATGCAGAAAAGTAATAGTTATAGTTGCGAAGGTCATCGATCTTGTCGAAAGAAGAGAGAAATGCATTAAAGTCGGATACTGCGGTTTCATCAGCCTTATTGTTCAGTCTCTCTATGAAGTTGAACTCTGGGTACTGAAGGAACAGCCCTTTGACCTCAAACCCTGACCATGAACCTTTTTTATTTATATTGGCGATAGTTTTAAGCACATTGTCGTAGAACTTCTCCGACCTTGTTTTCTCCTTCGGCTTGCTCGGAAGAGTCTCATTAAGGCTTCCAAAGAAACTCATCTGTTCGCCATCATCGATTCTCTTCTGTCTGTCTACGATGTAACGGTCAAGGACTTCGTCATCGGATACGGAATACCTTATGTCTTCGGTCAGTTCCGTGAAACGCTTGCTTAAAGGTATCACTTCCCCGTCATCGTCATAGGTTATAGGCTCTGCGGACTTTATTTGATTAGGGTGGAATACGATGATGTGCTCGGTGTCGGTCATCATCTCCCTTGATAACTGCCCGAACTTTGAGGCAACTTCTTTGTCCTCTATAGCGTCATATCCGAAGTTTTCTATAATAGCCCTTGTGAATTCCGTTCCGCCTTCGGATGCTTGTGCCCAATCATCGTTTATTATGTCTATGCCGTGAAGACTATTTATTGCATCGTGTATATCGTCCCATGTAAGGCTCTCATAATCATACACACTTTCGATTATCTTATTGGCGACATCTTCTATGGAGTCATACATATCCACCGAGTCATACATATTTTCCAAGTAGGTATAAGCATTGTACACGGCAGTATATATCTCATCGTAAAGATATTCGCTTCTATAATTCCAAAGATCGTCCTCGTAATCTTCATCGCTGTCGTAATCGCTACGGTCAATATAATTGTCAGGGTCGAAGTCTTCCATGATATCATCATAGATATTGGTGCTCTTTCTGTAGTTTCTTACATACGGCTTGTCATACTTAAGATACACATCGTAGGTATCAGGATTCTTGTTAAGAAGTTCCTTCGCTAACTCTTCAGCGTCTTCATAGGTTTCAACATAATGCCCTTCCCAATAATCCTCACCACTATTGCTGATATATTCAAAGATTTGGTCTGCTAACGCTTCCCTCTTGAAATAATTATCAGCACCTTCTATATCCGCATAATGATTTATTGAGTCGTCCGCCTCTGTAGAGAAATAGAAGCCCGCTCCAGAATCGCCACCTACATGAGCCTTTTTCTTATCAAAGACAGTAAAGCCATAAGCAAGCGTTCCATGATATGTATGTCTCGGTCTCCATCCGTTCCTCTTTGCCCTCTCGTCTACAAGGCGTTGAGCGGTTTCTGTATCATTGGATTCGACTGCTTGCATATAGTCTCTGTCTTCGGAAACGGAGAACTTCACATCAGCCTCGCCACCGAACTTCTGGATCAGTTCGTCACGGTTGCTCTGCTTGATGGGGATAAGACCATTCACGATTACCCTTGCACCATTGTTGACAGCACCTCTTCCAAAGTCTTGTGAAGTAAGTGCCATGCTCTGCACATAGTCTTTGGTGTACTTGGTGTCGGTGTCCCTTATAACAACAGGTACAGACTCTACGCCCGCTTCAAACAGGGCTCTCATTCTGTGTCTGCCCTCGTGACCGTCTACCATAGTTCCATTATCGGATGATATCTCAAGGAATGGTGTTTGTTTCTGTCTTGCGAGTTCGTCACGATCAAGCGGATAGTTTTCATTGTCATGAATCCATACGCCTGTTTCTAACCTCTCGTTGTGAACATTCTCTACATTCTCACGATAAGGTCTGCCCTTTAATTTTTCAGGCATATTTCTTGCCGACTCATCCCACTTTTCTAACGATTCATCGCTCAATGTGAGTTTAAGGAACTGCCTCGGATTCATCAGCACGGCATATGCTTTGCTGTATCTGTCATCGTGAGGTGCACCATACTCTTCTATAAGCCTGTCGATTCTGTCTTCAGTCCACCTTGCCGTACCGTCTTTTACAATGAAGTCCTCATCGGATAGTGAGTCCTTCGCCTCGCTCTCCGTTGTCGCTTCGGTTGTAGCATTTCCTCTCGCATTCCTCTTTCTCTGCTGTGTGTCTTCCAGAGCCTCAAGCCACATCCTCTCGGCTTCCTGTAAGATGCCAAGGTCTTTTAAGAATCCGCCATAGCCTCTCATCCTTCTGCTGTCTGCGTCCTGTAATCCAAGGAACGCATCGAGCATAGTCTTGATACCATCGTGGATGGCTCGTCCTAACTTCTCGCTGAAGGAGATAGCGTCCTGTATTGCACCTTCATCCGTGAAGAATGCCTCGGAAGCGTCTGCTATGATCTCCTCTCTAACTCCGTCACGGTCAAGACCCTGTCCAGAGTACAACTTCGTGTACCTTGCGATCTCGTCTTCCATCTCTTCGGCATTTCCGTGATACCATCTCTCAAAGACAAAGTCCTCTAACTTCTGGTACATCTCGGGGGAAGTTTCCTTGAGATGGTGAGTGAGTTCGTGCTTGGCTACCGTTATAAGCTTGTTCTGTGCGTCCGATGCAATGGTGATGACACCGTCCTGATACTTACCGTTTACAACAAGTTTTTTTCCAGTTCTGCTCATAAGAGCCTTGCCACTTGCATCCTTTGAAAGAGACTTGACTACATTGATCTCGACTCCGACACGCTCTGCAAACTTCTGGAGTTCATCTCTCTCTCTTGAGGATATGAGGTTCTCGTTGTTGTTCTCAAAGGTAAGACCGCCTTTTCTGTTGGCGTACTCTTCCGCTCTGCTCTTGGCTGTTTCCTTCGCAGTATTCGTAACGATGGCTTTCTTTCCCTCTTCAAAAATCTGCCTTGCAAAGTCCTCTGTGAATACAGACTTGAGTGCCTCGGAATCGAGTGAGCCTATGATCCTCTTATATGAAGTCTCAAAGTCTGCTCCTTTGGTGTTACCATCTGTATAGAGCCTTGAGAACCTGTCACGGTATATCTCAAGGTTTCTGTCTCTGTTTCCGCCTATAGTATCCTGTGCAAATTCCGCACGACTTGCAAAGAGGTTCTTACCGCCCTCGCTCATATTGTCTACGGAAGACTTGATGATCTCTGCATTCTTTGCCTGAACATCCTTAAGGATGGTGTTCCTGTTGGCTATCCTCTTTACGGCTGTGAGGTTTTCAAGAGTGTCTCTTGCCTCTGCATTGTTGACGGGAATGCTGACCGCACTTTCAGCATCAGCACCTTCGTTTACGATTGTCTCTACAGCCTTTTTCAGTTCGGGTTTTGCAAGGACAGTATCTATCTCATTAGCGGATGCGATACCAGTTGTTACTCCCGCTACGGCTTCTGCGTCTTCCTGTGTAGCGTTCTCGCCTATGACCTGTCTTGCCTTTTCAACAGCCTCGTCAACCAGTTTCACAGAAGCATTGTCGATACCCTGTGACTCCAGACGAGTACCTTCCATCTGTACGAGGTCTCCACTCTTTTGAGCCTTGTCGTACTCTTGGGTCATCTTCCTCGTCAACTGCTTCTGGTTCTCCGAGATAGACTGACCGATGGCTTCCTGAAGCATCCTTATCTGTGCGGGCTGAACAGGGATGTTATTATCCATCTGCTGTTGCAACTGCTGTGCAAGTATCTCTGCGTTAGTAGGAATGAGTCTTCCACCGTCACTCTGTCTGCCCTGTACTGATGCTTGCTTTATAAGGCTTGTGGTCATACCGTCATTGAACGCATCGCTGTTTGCGATATTGAGTTCGTACTTGACTCTGTTCGGCACTTCCGCTACGCCAAGGACTCCGCCCATGGTCGCTCCCATAAGGAAGTCATAACCCATCTGCGGAAAGTCCCATCCTTCAAAATCTGCTCTTGGGTCTTCGGACTTCTTGATGAAATATTTGAGCAAAGGATCAACAAGGTCTGTCTCGACTTCTTCAAGACCTTCTTCAACTGCATTACCGCCAAGTCTCGCCATGTTTATAAACAGCGACTTGCCCAGTTCCGTGTTATTCAGCAGTCTGTTTACGATACCCGATGTGGACGCCTTGGTGGTGAGTTTATCAGCGATGCTGAACATACCTTTTCCGTATGTAGCCCTTAACGCTCCTACGCTCTGGAAGGTCAACTCGGATAAGACTTCCATGAGACCTGACCCCGCATAGTATTTGAACTGTTGGTCAGGATTCATTCCTTCCTGTCTTCCCTGATATGCTGACATACCGCCCGCACGGTTGAAGAATCCGCCCATAGAAAGAGCCTGACCTACTACGGGTATCAGCCTTAATGAAGCGTCTCCCGCCCATTGCGTTAATTGTGCCCCGTTATCTATGAGGAACTTCTCAAAGTCGGTAGCACCTTCCTTGGCTTTTTCGATATCCTGTGTTCCAGACTCAATAAGAGAGTCTCCCTTGTTTACAAGGCTCTGTGTTTCTTTTACGATCTTCCTGTAGTTGTCCGATACATTTCCCTCTGGTTCAAGGCTGTATCTTCTCTCCATATCACGGAGATTCACACCGTCCTTTGTTCTTGACTTATTGACAGACTCTGCTTCACGCTTCTCTGCTTCTTCTCTGGAAGTGAGCCTGTAGTCGTTCTCTCTTTCGGCTCTTGCACCACGGATACTGTTGATGTTTACGATATCAGCCTGTGCTGTAGTACCAATACCAGATAACTGACCGCCAAGCCATTGCTTGCCCGCACCTTTTATGGTATTCGTGAAGCGGTCATTGTCGTCTCTCGACAGTCCTCTGTTCCGCCCAGAGATGTTGGCAGTCCTTTGCGTCTTCTCGTTTTTATCTATGCCACGCCTTCTGTCCGTTACTGTATGTCTTCTTCCAGTAATCTTGAACAGGTCTCTTTCTGCGGGAGTGGTCTGTGAGCCCGTCTGTGCCGTTTGAGGCGAGTTTTGTGAGTAAGTCGGGGAATTAGTCGTATTGGAAGTTGAGGGGCTTGAAAGGGCTCTCTGCCTCTGCCTCTCCTGTTCCTTCTCGTCATCTTGCTTATAGTCATTTATGAGTTTGTTGGTGTAAGCCTCGATAAGATAATCCTTCGGGCTTTTCCAATCTTTCTTTTTGGACATTTACTTTCTCCTTATTTAGATAATTGCTGTAATATCCATATCTTCTCATTCTGGTTGAGTTTGCTGTCGTTCTGCACTTTCGCTATTGCTTGGGCTTGCTTGTCGCCTGTCGTACCGCCTTGACCAAGATACTTACCGAGATTTGCAAGGTAGTTCTGTGCATTTTCCGTCTTACCCGCAATCGAAGCCGTAACAGCGGTTGCGACATTAAGAGTGTTGGCAACAGCACTATTTGCTATGCTCTTTGCCGACGGTGTTGTTGATCCGCTTCCACCAGAGCCAGATGATCTTCTTCCACCACCCGAACCACCCGAAGAGCCCGCAGTTGCTTGCTGTAGTGCATACTGTGCCCATCTGTATTTTGAATCGTCTGTCTTTGTTCCCTCTGGAACTCCGAAGTACTTGGCGACTTCCTTCGTTGCATATCCGAGAGTCGTCCAAGAATTGAGCATTCTTTCGTAATCCTGTGCCTGTTTGTCTAATGCGTAGTTCTGATTGTACTGTCTTACGCCCTCATTGAAATCTCTGTCGGACTCGTAGACACCTCTGTTATAGTCTCTATCGGACTCAAGTACTCCCCTGTTGTACTGTCTGTCGGTGGAAAATCTTCCGTATGCTGAATCGTCCAGTCCCTGAAGAGTGCCTATGCCCGCAAGATTATCGTTGTACTCGTTTCTGTATTTGTTGTATGCGGTCTCCATAAGGGAAGGAATCTTGTCGGTAAGAGCCTGATTGTATGCGTTCCTTGCTTGCTGTGAGGCTGTGACCGCATAAGACGAGGGCATCCCACCTGTCTGTGCTGATACATCTGCGAGGGTATCTCTTCCCGCTTCGTCACCAAGTCTCAAGTACTGTCTTGCATAAGCCTGATATGCGGGGTCAGTAGCGGGATCATACTGGAACGGCTGTCTGTTTATAGCCTTGTTGACAAGTTCATCTATCATGGAAGAATACGCACTTTTGTACTGTTCGTTATTCGTTGCCATCTATATCTCCTTTCACGAATAGTTGGATGTATATATACGGGGCGAGGACTTTGAGACACATTTTTCTCATTGCTCATAACATTACACATATTTTATTTTTTTAAGATTTGGATTGCCCCGCCCCGATATATCGCTAAATTGTGTTGAGGAATCTTTGGAATGCTTTGGCTGTATTTTCTCCGAAGTATCCGTCAACGCCCTTGACATCAAAGCCCTTTGAGTTGAGGAACTTCTGTAAGCCTGTCACGGTCTTCTTTCCGCAAAGACCGTCTATCGTGCCTACCGCAAAGCCTCTGTTCTTCAGGTATCTCTGCAATCTGTCAACCGTAGTTGAGCCAAGATATTCGTCGTTGTATCTCATGGTAGTCCATCTTGAGAGATACGGTCTTACAGTATCAGTCTGTCCGCCTACCCAACCGTCCTGAACGATGCCAAGCATCTTCTGTAACTTCATGGTGGATAACTCACCGAAGTATCCGTCTACTACGAGAGTGCCCACAGGCTGCCCTAACTGCTTATTGACTTCGTCTGCAATGTATTTGAACTTGCTATACAGATAATCGCCTGGGCAAGCCGTAGCCGTGAACATACGGTGTGCTGTCAAATTGCCTGAAGTGTTGCCTGTGAAGTTGAGTCTCTTGATGCCGTTTCTTCTACAGATATCCACACACAGTTCGATGCACTTGTTTATAGCCGTGTCGGATACATGCCAATTACCGCCTGTTCTGTCGTTAGCAAGTTCGATAGTGACGGAACGCTGATTGGATGCGAAGTTTGAGTTAGCCCATGAAGCGTTCTTTTCCTCTACATACATACCGACTCTTCCTCTTGTATCGATACCGTAGTTTGAAGATGCGGGTCTTGTTTGGAATACCTGTCCGCACTGTTCGACTGTAAGGTTTCCCGCCATGTGATGGATAGTGATGTCTGTGATTTTCTTGCCGTCTCTTGAGTCATAGTGCGGTGATAACTTCACATAGTTTACCAATGGTGAATTACTCATCGTTCTCTCCTTCCTCTGTTAATCTTCTTACATTGTCATTGTTGTATTTGATAGTAGATACGCCTAACAAAGCACCAAGGAATGCGTCTACGATGATGATGCTTTTGGGTATCTCATTGAGGAATGGAAATCCCCATACCTCTCCCAGTTCTGCGTACAATGACGCACAAGCGGGCAGAACTATGATGCACACCCACTTGAGTATGTCGTATGCCTTATTCTGTAACATCTGCTACTCCTTTCCGTTTCTTATCTCGTTAAGAGCATCATTAATGCTCTCAATGTCACCGTCTATAGACTCAAGTACTAACTGGATGTTGTTAGTCAGCGTGTCCAGTTGACCCTTGAGTGCGTATATCTTCTGCTTGTCTGTGAGCCCGTCAAGGTTGAACTTCGGATACTCCAGTCTTATCATCTCATCGTCCCCTCTCTCACTACTCTTGTCATGGACTCTATCTTCACATAGCCTGTGCCTTTTAGAAGGATAGCGAACCTGTCGCATCTCCTCGGTACTATCGGCATCTCCACAGTCCTCGGGAAGTGTGTGCTCAAGTGACACACGCTCTCCCATGCTCCGTTATCTATTGACATCCATACGCTGAACATGGAGTTCTCTTCCATCTTCAGTCGCATCAGTATCTTGGAGTACACCTTCTTGTTCTCAAGGTATTCGTCATAGTCTCCGAACTTCGCATACCATTCGATGGGGTCTTTGTCGATGTTGTCGCCTGACCCTTCCACCGTGATGACTGCTTTTCTGTCACGATCTGTGTAAAGAAGTTGGTTGTCTATGAATGCGAAGCCTTCCGCATGGGTGTTGTCCTCAAGCATCCACAGACCATGCCCGATATCATACACAAAGAAGTACCACTTGCCGTCTGTCTTGTTACGCATGGACACATAGTACTTGATACCGTCTGTGCCTGATACTGCGTTCTCGTATCTCTCCTTACCGAAGTTATGTGAGATGACTGTGGGGATATCTCCCGTATACATCATTATCCCCTCACGGGACTTGTAGTATACCGCCCCATTGATGAGTTGGATGGACTTATGAGAGCCCTTCTCCACTCCGAGACAGTTCTGCGTTATCAACTGGTAGTTTGACGGCTTGTATCCGTATAACTTGTGTACGCAGTTCTCCTTGAAGAACAGGATGTGCGTTGAGAACGGTGCTATGCCTGTGAAGTCTCCGTCTGTTCCTACATCCACCGTGTATGAGGATTCTGCTGTACCAGTTCCGTAGAAGAACCAGTTGGTAGGGTCTCCCAGTTTGGATACATAGATGGTGTTGCCTTTGCATCCGTAGAGCCTGTTATCGTACTCAAGGATATAGTCAAGGTCGGGAATCTCTCGCTCCATGTCGAAGCCGTTTGCCAGTTCACCTGTATCCGCAAAGTCCTCTTCGGCTTCAGTAGGGTAGTTTATAATCCCGTCTGCGAAGTAGACCTTGTTCTCGTCGTAGTCTATCCTTTCGATGATGGCGTGCTTTATGTTGTTGTCCTCGCCTGTCCTATAGCCCTTGATGGCTTTGGTCAAACCGTCGAAGTTAAGAGTGTCTCCCTTCTTGAATCCGCTCAAGGACTGACCGACTGGAAGCGTGATGGTGCAACAGGTCTCCTTTGTTACTGTGTCCTTATGGAACGCTATGCTCGATGCATGGACTTCGTTATTAAGGTATCCGTACTCCCCAGTCTCCGTGTTATAGAACATCTTGTCGGGGAATATGACTATCCTCGTATTGATGGCTTGCATCTGTCTTTCGCCTGTGTATCCGCTCTCAAAGTCGAATATCCTCTCACCGTCATACCAAAAGGATGTCTCGTCACAGACCGCCAGTTTCTCTTTTCTCGGAAGGATGGTGCTCGGACTCATGTAGATATCCGAATACACACCTCTCTGCTTCCTTTGGTAAAGGCACGGGAACTCATCTGTGGACAAGTTCCTCATGTCTCTCATAGAGCCGTCGTCTATAACATTCTGCACATCATAGCCCTTGAACTCTATCACCTGTCTCTTTATGGGTTCGGATGCCATCTGCATTAAAGGGAATATCATCCGCTCACCCCCTCATCCAGTTGCGGATAACAAGTGACGGTGGGTTCGGGTTCAGTCTGTTATAGTAGCCCTGTGCTCCCTGATACTGGGATGTGAACATCGCCTGTGAGTTGTTGTATGCCGTCCACTCCTCTTGATTGTACTGGATCATCATGATGATATAGGTGACATACAGTTCGTCATACGGTCTCGGGAGTATCAGTTCCTTATCTCTGTCTTCCGCCCAGTTGTACTGGATTATCTCATCGGGGACAGTAAGCATGAGCTCTCTCTGCACCATAGCCTCGCAGTCGTTCAGGAAGTCGTTGAGAGACTCATCCGAATATGCATTCGGCTTTCTGTCCTTTACTTTTGCTATTGCTTCATATACTGTCATTCGTTTCTCCTTATATCGTCGCAAGGGCATTGGTCACAAGGCTCTTCATGTCATTTATATCGACTGCATCGATTACCTCGCCCTGTGCTTCCTTGATGGCGTTTAAACGGCTGTCTATGGCTGTGCTGTCCGTCTCCAAGAAGGTGATGGCAAGAAGGTCTACTGCGTTTATAATGTCCGCCGTGATCTCTCCGCCTACCCTGATGCCTGACATCAGCCCCTTAAGGGAATCAAGTGCCGACTGTCTACGCTCGTGGTCATAGTCATACTCATGGTAGTTGACTACAGCCACCTGATACTCATGAGCCCTGATGAGCGAGTCTGCCATGTTCCATACATCTTCCGCAGATACTATAAGTGGCTGTCCCGCTACCTTGTCATCCCATGTGTACTGCGGGTAACTGATGGTGAACGGCTCTGTGAGATTGAATATGTCACTTGAGTCATGGGCTGATATGAACCCTACCTTGTACTGTTTTTCGCTTCCCGCAGTCTCTGTCACGAATCCGACGATGTCGTCATCGAATATGTCGAGGAACTCAAACCTCTCCACATAGTCGTATCCGTCATACCTGAACAGATGGAGTCCTACCTCACCTTCTTCCCAGTTCGGTGTCTTACTCAACTTAACCTTTATAAACGCCTTGCCAGTATTAGGAACAGCAAGGTAACTGTCTACCGAGGGTATGATATCGCTCCATGCGGGATCATAGTATCTCGTTATCGCAGTAAGTTTGAATGCTTTGACCAGTTCCTCGCCTTTGAATATCTCTGCCTTGAAGTCATATGTCGTATCCGCCATGAGACCTGTGAACATATGGGCTATGACCTGTGTAGTATTCGCCTCGATGCTTTTGGTCGTGCTCAAACGCCACTCGGTGTCCTCTTCTCTCTTGTACGACAGTTTCACAGTCGTGGCGTACTCAAGGGCTATAAGGTTGGACAGTTCCACGGCAACTACGCTTGCGGAACGGTTCGTCACTTTGAATGTGCCACTTATCGCCCTCGTATGCACTACAAGATATTTAGATGCTGTTATGCTACCCCTCGGTGCAGACGGACTGCCTGAAGTATTCCTCATGCTTACCGATATCATGTACGCTGTGTTCGGGATAAGTTCATTAAAGGTATGCTCAAGGGATATCTCCGTTTTCATCGGTCTCTGAATGTTGAATATCTTGTAGGTCTTATCGTTTTGGTTTCCCGCCTTACAGCATGAGATATCCACACCGTAGTTCAGCGTCGGATCAAATGATGTTATAAGACACTTGGCTGTTATGCCTGTGTAAGTCGGGAAGAGTTCAAGGACAATGACTGGGTTTACTGTTCCTATAATACTTCCGTCTGCCATGCTCTCACCCCCTTATGCGAATACCGCACTATTGCAAGCCACCCATGTAGAGCCGTTGTAATACTTGATGGCGGGAGCGACTCCCGATGTATCTATCCACAGCACCGTTGTATCTGTAGGTGCTGTATTGCCTACTGCGTAGCATGGCTGTGTGAGGAGCACATTGCCGTTTGTACCGCCGATATACAAGTTGTTGGTGTTTGTTGCATATGCAAGTTCTCCCTCGCTCAAAGTGGGGATATTGTTCGCCGTAGCCCTGTATATCTGTAAGTGGCTGTCATGGTTTTGACCGAGGAAGTCAAGGTTCTTCGTGTAGCTGTTCACATAGGTCTTGGTGGCAAGTGCCGATATCTGTGATATGTCTACGCTTCCACCGTCTGCAAGTGCCTGATTGACTTCAGTAAGCATACCCTGAAGATTTTCTATAATTTCCTCAAGGAATCCCACCGCCTCTACAAATAAGGCGATAAGCGTTGCTGAACTTGCCTCTCTTTCCTTTTCGGCTCTTATTCTTTCCTCTTCGCTCGTGAGTCTCTGTCTTTCTGCCGTGAGTGCATCCGCTACCTGTGCTATGAGGTTGCCCAGTATCGGATACTCGTTAGTTCCGAGGATTTCCTCGTTATCTGCGTTGGGGTCTTCTCCTACGAAGTAATTGAACATCATAGCGTCAAACAGCGTGCTGTCATCCGATGCAAAGCCCACCCTACAGTAGTGCATACCGTTTTGAGCCGTGCATGATGTAGGGATGTTTATTTTCAGTCTGCCGTTTTCAGCATCCACGATATCCACAAACGAACCGCCTGTGGAGTCTATCGTCATGGTCTTGTCTGGCTTCGTGATCTTAAGGGTCACTATGGAGTAGCCCGAGAAGTCGAAAGCCTTGAGACCGTCCATGATCTTGATATCGAATATGACACCCGCATCATTTTGGTTGATGCCTTGCTCAATGTGGTTGTTGTTCTGTTTCAGTTGTACCTCAAAAGGTATTACTTTCTTGTTCATCTTGTTCTCCTACAAATATGGGAAGCAAAGGCTGTCCCTCTGCTTCCCACCGCTACATTGACTATGTATTCTGTTATTCTCCGAGCAACTTTCTTGTCTCTCTCTCAAACTCATCATGGAGACCTCTGTTATATTCTGCGGAATACTTTTTCTGTTTTGCCTGATTCTCAAGAACATGAACTACATATCTCGGGATCATAACTTTCTTCCCTCTCTGGATGAGAAAACGCTTACCGTTTACCATGACGGAGATGTCGTCTGCATACTCGTTGCCGTCATAGAACGCTTCATACTCAACCTTCTCGTTCCAGTAATCTGCGTCGTATGCGTCCTTCTTAACAGGGGACTTCGGTTTCTGCGATGCTTTTCTTAAAGCCTCTGCTTCCTTAAGGAGAGCTCTGTTCTCCTCTCTCATCTCCTCAAGAGCCTTTTCAAGTTCTTTTTCCTTTTCGGAGATAACTTCAGTTTCTGTAGTTTTCTTTGTTGCCATTAGTGTTCCTTTCCACCTAATTAGTTGGCGGAATCCACGGAATCATCGGAGTATGTGGAAGCAGACTCGATTCTTACGAGATAGTCATCGTAGAGAATCTTGGCTGTCTTGATGGCTTTCCAACCCGCAGTAGCTCTCTGGTTAAGAGGGTCTGCTGTTCCG